GCGATGATCGCCTTCCCGCTGCGTTCATTTGACGCCTCGCCCTTTGCGGCTTCGTACCGGCCAAGGTGGTCTTCGATATCATACGCAGTCTGCTGCATCATGGACATGATCGCATTCGGGACCTGTGTTTGTGGCTCTCGTTGGGGCTTCTGGAGGCCCTGGATCGCATTATAGCGGATATACATCCTGTTTTTCAGGTTCGCCTCTTCCCATTCCGTCTCGAATCCCTTTAACTGCCGATGGTCCACGATGAACGGGGCTTTGGGGGACAGGGCGACGTTTTCCGTCGCAGCCGTAGCCCAGTAGTTAAACATCTGCTGCGGACCCTTGGCTCCCCTCGTTACGGAAAGGTAATATTTCTTCCCCTTCACAATGACTTCATCCCCAAAGACAGGGATAACAGGGATGTCTTTCCCCGGCCAAGCCGCTTCCTCAAGGATCTCGATGCCGTTGATTTTGCACCACTTGACCACCGGAACTTCAACGGTTCGTTCCCGAATGATTTTTCCACCGAGCGCCTTAATCTCCTCGATATCAGCTTTACCGTTGATCTCATAGACCTCGCTCGTATCGAGCATGACGAGTTTCTTATCGATGTATTCCTTCCGGAAATACTCCGCTATCCGCACCTTGTCGGGCATTAGCCACTCCCCATAGAGTTCCGAGATCCCGTCGAGGTCTTTCATCTCCGCTTTGGGATAGAGTTCCTTGAATCGCTTCTTCGTGATAACATCTTCGATGAAGCAGTATTGAGCGTCCTCCATCGTGAACTCCTGCGCCATTGGATCGAAATGGACCGAAAGAGGGTTCAGTATCCGCTTTATGAAGATGTCCTGATTGAATGTATCGTCGTCGCAGTATTTCGTGATCAGTCGGAAAAACCCAACGGAAGAGGAAATGGAGTTCTCGTAAGCCGTGTCGTAGGCGATTTCAGCGCTTGATAAATACTCGATCTGCCGAATGATACCGTTAAAGAGTTCTGCCATCTTGGGATCTGCAGCGCTGTCCACAGGGATGACCTTTATCCTGGGACGGTTCTGCATCTGGTCTCCCCGTTGCTGGCGGATGAACTTTTGGAGCTTGTTCACGGTGATCACCGGGCGTCCTTCTTTCTCCCGCGATGATCTCACTGAAGCAGGCCACTGTCCATCACCGATATCATAGACGAACTCCTTGTCGTTGGTAGCCTCGTCGTAAATCTCAGTCCAGCCTTCGCGGGACTCTTTATACCGTTCCCGCGCCTCTTCGAGTATTGAATCAGATTTTGTAGTCATCATGCCCCCATCCATGCGCCAGTCACTGCCTGCATCCTACGGTCCGGCAAGGGTCTGACCTGGTGGTCGTCATACCGCGCTCCCGTCAATGTGTACCGATACCAGTTCTCCATGAAGTGATCAGAAGCATCCTTTGTGGGCTTTCCGTCATCGTCAAACACCCACCGTTTGACCTCGTACAAATGCCGTTCACAGGTATCAAACAGGTAACATGTCGGCATCCCGTTTGGTCCTTTCAACCATGTCTGGATGTTCTTGATCCCACTTTCCTTGTCCTTCGAGGCCACATGCAGGGTTATCCCGTGTTCGCTCAGCTTTTCGTCCAGAATCGAGTAAGTATCCCGAATATTAGTTCCGAGGGCGTTTCGCATGTATGCCGTGTCGCCCTTTGAAAGCGGGTCGATATAGGCATCCGTGATGTCCCATCCGTATCTCTTTACTTTTCGGATAATATCGTCCCCAATCTCTTCCGCAGACAGGTTTTTCCACGTTTCTCCGACACAATAATTGATGTCCTGCCGATTAACCGCCCAATATGAAATCGCCTGCGGGGTCGAAAGGTGAAAATCGATCATCACCGTTACAGGCCAGTCCGTAGGTACATCGAACGGTTTTACAACATGTGTCACATCGTCAAATTCCTTCAAGACGCGGCCTACAAGAGCCTTGAACTGACCAAAAACACGCGGAGGAACATCTGCCGGATCAATATCCTTGATGAATTTAAGTATCTTTAGTTTGGAAATAAGTTCTAATTTTGAATCATTCATTTTTTTTGAAGATTGGGAACGTAAGTTGCTTTATGATTTTTTCCACTTCAGCCAACGCCCTTTCGTGATCCTTTCGAGTATATGACGAAACATTAAAATGATGTTTTTTATCCTGCGCGGAAAGGTCATTTTGTTTGTCCATATATTATCTCCTCTAAATACTTCTCAGCAGCATGTCCCCTATCCGATACGAACTTTAATTTTGCTTTGTCTTCATACAACAGGAGGTCGAAAAACTTTTGCTTTTGAACATCAGACAGTCCCATCTCCCCCAAAGTCGCTAAATCCGAATTATGCAGGTCGGGATTGTCGGTTATATTCAACCCATCCACGATCCCAATGTCGCGCCTTCCACTCAAAACAATCTCGTCCAGTATCCACGCCTCTTTCAACGGTGTCAGAGACATCAATGTCTTTCCACAATCAAGCAGCAACCCACGCGACATGGCCGCATACTTAGTCTGCGGAGGCGGTTCATCCATAACCACCCCCTGCGCCCGGAACGACTCAAACAAATCGTCATCTTGGGAATAGGACATAATCGTCAGGGTTGATTTATTGTTCCACTCCCAATAGTATTCCGTCCCCTGTTCGTTCTTCTTCGTCTCGTACCAACCCGCCGGCGCCCATTTCTTCAATTCCGGCACCAATACCCGCCCTATATGTAACTTCCAGTCCTCCCCCGTCAAAATCAGGTTCACCGGGGGCTTGATCCCTAACGAGGACCGTCTATAATAAATCCCGTACTGCTCTACCGCCTCCGGGTCGTCCTTCGCAACGTACTGCCACGGCTCATATCCCAGCAGCCACGAAATCAAAATGTTGACCACCGCAGCCGTGTTGTGATGAACAAGACCGGCAGCACAATAATTATGGTATTTCGGCACGGTAAAGTCATAAACTTCTTGACATCCAATATAATCGGATGATATAACCTCATTACCATCAATACAGAGAGGGGGAGAATATGAAGGCACGGTATCAGGAGAACGAAGAAAAGCTGAGGAATTTGGTCGAAGTTCAAGGTTTACAGCTTCATAAGGTAGCTGAAATCCTTGGAGTCCATTGGTCAACGATAAACAACTGGTGCCGAAGATTTGGCCTAAAAACTCAACGGTCTGGCCCACGAACTGGCGTTGCTTGCAAAGGAGGGCGTTTCTCAGGGAAAGGAGGATATGTCTATATTTTTCTACCCGACCACCCAAACCATAACAATAAGGGATATGTGCTTGAAAGCCATTTGATAATGGAAAAGAAGCTCGGGCGGTTGCTTCTTCGGTCTGAAGTAGTCCACCACCGGGACGGGAATCCTCAAAATAATGACCCGGAAAACTTGATTGTGTTTCAAAAAAATTCCGATCACCTTCGCCATGAACTGACTGGGAAGTGCCCGAAGTGGACACGGGATGGTTTCCAAAGAATGTCGAAAGCACATCCTGAGTGGAAAAGTATTCACCGTCCCGACAAAGTATCTTGTGATGATCAGCCGCCTCAACCATCCGACCATCCGACATAGTAATCCGGTAGCACTCGTGAAGCCCATCCTTCTTAAACGGAGGGTGGGCCTTCGCTAACACTTTCTTCCTTCCATCCCATGCAAAAACATCGAATGGCTTACCACGGTGGAATAATGTTCCTACCGCAACGGGACCGTCAGGAGTATCTATAAGCGATTGATATGTCAAGCATTTTCCAATCTTGTTCGATGAAATCGCCGCTATCGTGCTCTTATTCCGTGTCGCCTCCAACAGCCGCCGCTGCCACGGATACGGCTCCCAGAAGAATGTCCTATTCCTCGACCTGAACGACGCCACTCTATCAGCAGCCGTCTCACCCGATGCAATAGGCGTCTGAACGGAAAGTTTTCGCACTCAGCGTCTCTCTCTCACAGTAATCCCCCCATCCACAAAAGGAACACCGTCATCAGACAAAAAACTGTTATGAAAACGTAGATCATTTGCTTGCCATTACGCTCGTATTACGCATCCGCGTCAACCCACTTTCCGCACTTACGAACCTTCAATCCGTTCACCTTCTGCTTCGGCTTCTCCTCCAACATGTGCGCCCTTAACGTCTCCGTCAACGCAGCCACCAAACACTCCAAATCTATCACCCGATCAACTAACTGCTTCGCAGCCATCAAATTACAACGCCTCCTCTTTTATGTTTCCGAAGTATCAGAAATATACCAGTCACATATCCCCGCA